CTTGTATCTTTTCTTGCAACTCATTCTGAAATACAGCCTGTTCTTTATTAAACTCATTTAATTCATCTTGAATATCACCAGAATATTTTTGTATATCAGTTTGCCTTTGTTGATACCAAACTTGTAAATCGCCTTCAAGATTTTGCTGATACTCTTGAACGTCTTTATTAACTTGACTCTGATATGATTGAAGTTCAGCAGAATATTTTTGTAACTTACTATTATTGTCAGCAATAAGGTCTTCTATCTGTTTAGCGGCATTAGCCAAAGCTAAGGCTTGGTCTTGAGCTTTATTAAATTTATCTACATCAGTAGTCTGTTGAGATTCCTGTCTATATTCTTGAGCTAAATTATTTGCATTAGAAACAGCAACTTGTAAATCTACATTATTTTTATCAGCTGCCTCTTTAAATTCTATCTGATATACGGCATTCTCTTTATTATACTCATTTAATTCATTTTGTATATCTAATTGATATTGTTGAAAGGTATCTGACTCTGTCTTTGCCCAAGCCGTGTAAGCAGTATTTAATTCTAGTGAATATTGTGATAATTTTTGCTGGTATTCCTGAACTTCTTTTGCTACATCAGCTTGATATTTTGAAACCTCTGCTTGATATTTTTGCATTATTTGAGCGTTATTATCAAATATAGCTTTCATATCATTTATAGCATTCTGAAATGCTCTTTGCTGGCTTCTATTTTCATTATCTAAATTTAACTGTAGCTCACCTTGAGCTGCTGCTATATTGCGCTGATTAGCTACTTGAATTTCTTGCATAGCTTCTTGAATATTTGCCTGATAAGCTACATTCTCTTTATTAAATTCATTCTGCTCATTTTGAATATCTGCCTGATACTCATTTAATTCTGCGCTAACTTGCTGTAATTTTGCAGATGCAAGTTCTACATCCTCTTCACCATCAATATAGCTGGAAACTTGTCCAAGAGATAAAGCAGTAGATGGTTTAGTATAAGCTGGAGGAGTATTTGCACCATAAACTCCGCCAGCAGAAACAGTTGCTGTTGTATACGTTGGAAGAGATGCGTCTATATCGCTATCAACACTAACAAATGTAACTGAAGTTAATGATGGAGATGATGGAGAAACAGCAGTAATAGATAATACGCCCGGGTCTGTTTCAGTTAATCCACTTGTATAACTACTGAAAGCTACTCTTGATGTTAACGATGGCTTTGTATAAGATGGAGCATTTCCACTAACATTAATTATACTAGGAGCACTGGCGCTAGCAGTAGTAATAGTAGCAGCAGACGCATCTGCATTAGTAGCATCTGAATACGAAACTGTACTTAAAGATGGAGCTACCGGAAGAACAGCATTAATATTTAAATCTGATATAGTTGGAGCTGTACCAAGAGTTAATGATGTTTTGGAATAAGCTGGCGCTGATGCACTTATACTAATAGCTCCAGCATCAAAACTTGGAGCTGATGGAGCTACAGGTAAAACTGCATTAACATTTAAATCATCAATACTTAATACTGATGGAGCTGCACTTCTAGCTGATGTAATAGCCGATGTAACGCTACCACTTGTCTGTGTCGCCACCTCATCAAATTCTTCACTTGCCTGCACTATAATTTCATCAGCTTTATTTAGTTCAGTAGCTATAGCGGCTAAAGCAGTATTAAAAGTACTACTATTATCTGTTTGCGTAGCGAGTTCAGCAGCCTCTGCCTTAGCTAGGACAACCTCCGCCTTTGCAAGAACTAAATCAGCATCTATTTTATCGCATACAGCTTGTGTCTCATCTAACTCTGTTATTATCTTAGCCGCCGCTGTATTAACAGCAGTCTCTGTATCTGCCTCGCCTAAATCTAACAAAGCATCAGACTTATCAAACTCTACACTTCCTTCAACAATTACATTGTCAACCTTATCAAACTCAGTACTAGCTTCTACAATAATATTATCAACTTTAGCCAATTCTGTTGCCATTGCATCAACAGCAGTTTCAAAATCACCACCATTATCTGTTTGCGTGGCAAGTTCAGCCGCTTCAGCTTTAGCAAGTACAACTTCTGCTTTTGCTAAAACCAAATCTGCATCTATTTTATCACAAACTGCCTGAGTTTCATCCATTTCAGTATTAATAGCAGTAAGAGCAGTAGTAATGTCAGAGTTAGATGATTTATCACCTAAAACATTCTGCAATGACTTTATAGAAGCGTATATAGGTACTAAATATTCAGCTTCATCAGGAAACACAGCTATAGCTGAATCGCCATAAGCTACAGCTGGATACTGTACTTCAGAATATGTACATGAACCGCCAGCAGGTAAAACATCAATTGTATTATTTTCAACATAAAACGCAGGGTCTGTAACAGTAGCGTAGTTCATATCATCAGGGTCAGAATATTTTCCCTTATACATGGCTGGAATACTGCGGCATGGCTGACTAATATCACCATCGCTTCTCAATACATGAAGAACCTTACCAGTGTTCAATGTACTTGCTGAACCAGAAGTAAAACTAACTGAAGATGAACACAATGGCAGAAGACCCTCTGGTAACAGATTTATCACTTCTTTAGCGCCATCCGTAAGAAACTGAGTTAATTCAGTTTGCGTAGGAGCACTACTTCCATCTATTGAAAGACTCGTTAAACCTTCTACCTGTGCTTCAAAAGTAGCCATTAGGAACTCGCCACAAAAACTTCAACTTGACCACTGTTAGAACCGGGGTCTACTATAATGCTTTCTAAATCAGTCAAAGCTGTTACAATAGTAGCAGAATCATCATCTGAATGTACGCCCTCATCAGGAGCTCCCATTAAAAAACTTCTCCCAGCTTCAAGTAAATGTGTTATTGACAAATCAGCAGCTGAATTATCTTCACCTGAATCTAATTGCAATGAAATATTTACAGAATTAGAACTATCTAAATTTGTAATACGAATATATTTTACATTTTGTAAATCTAATGCAGCATCAGCTGATGCCGTAGTTGATTTAAAAACTAAAACAGTAGCATCATCATCTGCCGCTACAGTTACTATTCTTTTAAATTATTTGAAATACTTGATATTTCAAATGTTCTCTTAGAACTATAATCCTGATTACTAAGAATTATATCTTCTAATAATTTTACTTTTAATGTTGCCATATTAACCCCTCAACGCTTCTTTGGCTATATTTATAAGAGAAATAGGATTAGCCTGTTCGCTTGCAGAAGCAATTTCCTCCAGCGCTTCTACAGCAGTAACAAGTTTTGGATTGAAATAATCATCTCCAAAATTATAATCAGTCATATCAACTGAATCAATATTAGGCCAAGTTTGACTACCGTTTTTTTCCACGTTTTTTTCCACGCTTTACAGCTCCGCCTTTTTTATAACCCTTCTTTTTAGCTTTAGAAGGCCTTCCAACCTTACTTCCATATGTTCCTTTACCTCTTGGCATATTAGCCTCCCTGTTTCCATGCTTTTTTTACTCTTGAATCCCATTTCTTAGCATTTTCTTTTTTTATATTATTTTCCATTGATTTTATACTATCATCCATACTGATAGTATTGAAATCAACCTTATCTTTACGTATTGCAGTGGCCCAAGAACCATCCCTTAATATAAGTTGAGTTGTATACATAGGCTCTGAAGAACGCTGTCCGCATGAGCGGCAATTAAACCAACCGTCAGGATTTGGTTCATTGCAATGCATACAATTCTTAACCATTAAGAACCGCCTACAACAAGCGTTAAAATTCTATCGCCATTCAGACGGCAATGCGTTATTGATAGTACAGCATTGTTTGTACTGTCTAGAGTTACGATATAATCATATATATCTTTTGCCATATTACCAGCAGAACTTGCTTGAGTTCCCTCATTGGCATTATGAATAAAAACTTTTGTTTTAACATTTGATGAATTATATACTGCCATTTTCTTTCCTTACTTTTGAGTGAGGCGGGTATTAACCCGCCCCACTATGTTCAATCTGTATATTGAGCTATTACCCCTCAAACTTAAGATTAGCTAAATGTGATATGAGCTTTATCAGCCGCTAAGCTGAATACATAATAACTATCGCCATCGCAAATGATAGATGCTCTATCGCCTTTTGTTGCGCCACTAATAAAAGTGACAACATCAAAGCCAGTTCCTTCAGAAACTGTCTGAGCTGCTCCATCTTCGCCATCAATACCGTGACCATGCATAATATCACCATCATCATCGGTGACTTGCACAGTTACAGCATTAGATGCTACTGTACCAAGAATAAATTCGGCACTCCAGCCCATTAATTTATTATCCTCAGTAGCACATTCCGGCAATGTTATAGCATAAGCTGCTGCCTGATTTATCATAAAAATAGTTCCAGAGTCTTCTGCTTTCAATGTTATTGCAGCATTGACGTGTCGTATTTTTCTTTTTAAATCAGATACACCACTATTTCTCTCTAAATAATCACTACGCATTATTCCATCCCTCCTTAGTTAAGGTCAGTAAATGAATACAGCATATGAGTTTCTGGAATTGTTACTTCCAGACCACTTTCAGTAAGAATCATATCTTTCCGAAGGTCTTCATCAGCTTGCTGTACGTTAGTAATTACATGGGTATCACGGTTTAAGCCGTTACCCACCAAAGGTCTATAAGCTAATTGACTCATATCTGCTAACAGTAAAAATCCTGCTGACATACTACGAAACAACGGCTCACGAACAATAGACAAATCACCATGAACAGTATTTAACTGCATGATACTGTGTCCAAAAGAACCTTCACGCTGTGACGCTTGGAAATTATAACGTGTAGAAACATCGTCAGGGTCTCCAATTGACACATCAATAAAGCTATTGTTACCAACCTTGTTCAAATAAGAAATAACAGGTAGACCAGCAAGGGCGAGTTTGTTATTACTTCCGCCACGTGCCGGGTCAAACAGTATTTCAAAATCACCTAGAAAAGTATCATAGGTCATACCTGTCGAAGCTGCCGCTGCAAAATAAGGTGAACCAGAACTATACGAAATAGACCCCGGTGTCTGTGCTTGGCGAGCAACGATTATATGGCCTGCTAGACCTTCTGTGGTTTGAACTCCACTTGACCGACCGCGTTGTCCAAATAACATCGCTCTTTCTATGTCGACCTTATGCTCTCTTAGTTTAAGGTTCCAGATTCTCTGCCATTCGTTTGCATACCCTCTATAATTAGTAGCGATTGACGTATTGGTCATTTCTGCTGCTGTCTTAAAGATTTGGGTGTAACCAAAATCGTCTTCTAGTGCCCTAGACCAGACATCTGGCGAACCTGAACCTTCAGCAAATGCAGTACCAATTACCTGTGCTTTGTCACCATCTGCTACAGCGTTATAACCAGTCTCAGAGGAGTTACCAACGCTCATACATGTAACATCGCATATTGTTTCAGTTGAATTTACACTGACAGAATCCAAACGGAATACCGCATGAGATTTACCGTCAACAACTTCAACAGCAACAACCATACCCGCTACCAGCCAATCAACATTGGCTCCAGAACCATCATCAAAATTAACTACACCAGATACTCCAGCTGCCAAAGAGCCTAAAGCGCTATCGGCATAGAGTACACGATTAGTCCAATCAATTTTACTACGGTTTTCCAGAAACCTAAATACTGGGTCGCTGGTGGGTACTTTCGCTATTTTACTCAGGTATACAAAAAAAGGAGACTCTTCTGGCGCTAACTCTGCAACTCTGTCGCTAAAGTCATACATTCGGCGATTATCGGGGGTTGCCCCGTGCGCGGATGCATGACTATTACCAGCAGTAGTTGCAACATCAGTACTGGATAATTGTCCTCGGACATAACCAGCTGCACTTGTAGCCATTTTATCTTCCTCTCTTTATTTAATTAAGGTAATCTGCTTCCCATGCCTCCGGCTTTCTTTACTCCCTCCCACAGCTCATCAAATTCATCTTTGACTGCTGGTGGAGCTCCTTGTAAAGCGCCCGGACTGCGTGGTGCTTGTTTGGCTGCTTTCGCAGCCTCTACCGAATTGCGTACTTCAGGTCTCTTTACATTACTATTGGAAGAACGCCATACCTTGACTAAAGTGTCAAGAGACAGCTTTTCCGTAGGTCTTGTAGCAAATTCCATGAATTCATTAACTTCACTATCGTTCAGTTTATACTTTCCACGCAATTCATTAACCGTGTTATTA